TTAAAGAAAAGATGAATCATGAAATGCTAGAAAATTGTCAAGAAACATGCATCTGATGGCTAGCCAAATGAGTTTTGAATATGTATAAATATCTTCATCTTGATTATATTCAGGCGGTGATTTCTTAATATAATTTTGGACATAGGGACTAGAAATCATTCCAATCAGAATTATTTACAGGTATATTTAAACGTGGTTGTCTGTTCAAAGTTATGGCAAAATTAAATGTAGTTCCGATAGATGATCACTTCGGCATCAATACAGTATCAATCACGTGGATTGTGCCATTCGTAGCTTCAATATCTGACTTTATAACTGTGGAGTGGTCAATAAAAACCTTTCCATCTTTTGTTTTGATTGTAATTGACTTACCATTAAGTGTTTCAGCACTAGACAACTTGACGACATCTGCAGCTGTTACATTTCCAGCAACTACGTGATACGTAAGGATATCAGTCAATTTCTGTTTGCTTGAAGGCTTTAACAACGATGCAACTGTCCCAACAGGAAGCTTTGCGAAGGCCTCATCTGTTGGCGCAAAAACGGTGAAAGGACCTTCGCCCTTAAGTGCTTCTACTAATCCAGCTGCACCAAGCGCTGCCGCTAGGGTTTCAAAGCTGCCCGCAGAAACAGCCGTGTCAACTATGTCTTTGGAGGGCATGGTGTGATCCTTATCACCCATGTGACCTCCTGCGAAAGCGCTTGTAGAGGTCAACAGGCTTAGAGACAATGCGGCAGCACCAAAACGAAGCGTGCGATCGAGAACTGACATTTGCGGGAACCAAAGTTCACCAAACTTAACAAGGCGCTTTGGCGTAGCGTGGGTCTATCGCACCATTGTCCTTATTTATAAGGGAAGCATTGAAGTGAAGTTCACGCTGACTGCGCCATCCTCAATCTTCAGACATTTCTCAATATTCTTCAGGATAGTGTCTTTTAAGCCTTCCTTGATTTCCTTTGAAGGATGACGACCAGTCATGCCAGCACTAATGTCGTCAGCGAAATCAGAGGCATCCTTTATTACAATGTTGACTTTTGACGAATTCTTGATCTGCTCAGTCAAGTGACTACAAATAGCTTCTACCTTCTTATTGCGTGACTTTAAATCGTTTGTAGAGTCTGGAGTAAAAGGGAACGATATTTAAAGATTCCTATTAGATAAATTGGGTTTCTGTTTCGACATTGGATTGATAAGGAGACTCAGAGATATAACCCTTCACGAAGTATTGACGCCTAATTTTTTAAGCTTCTTCTGTCTTTCAAGCTCATGCAGCTCATCGATAGTAAGAACAGGACAGCGATTAAGCTTCAAGCTAACATTCAATCTATTCAAGTAGGTTGAGATAGACATTGAACTGAAGCAAGGAATAGAAAGGCACGAATCGAACCTAACTCCGCTGTATGCGCAGCGTACCAACAGGAGTTTTACTGTTGACCATACATCCGAAGAAACATTGGATGTGTTGTGGTAATAACAAGGCTCTTTTCTGGAGTAGTCCAGGCTTTGAGTGCTGCACTGCTTTTTGATCCTGTATTACGAGTTTGAGTTGAGTTTGAGTAAATGCCTCTTCCTATCTGGCACTTGCTCAACAAGGACAGATCGCGTCAAACCTGCGCGGGAGCACAAGCGAGGTTGTTATCCGTTGTCAGGGGGTCAGCTCGGGCGTATAATCTTTCTGTAGCAACAGCTACTAACAACGTTCACCTCGCTTCTGCGAGGCGCAGATCACCAGGCCAAGGAACGGGGACCTGGATTTCTGAGGAACCACAAATGACCCTGACCTATCGCGGCCAGAAGTACGACCAGCAAAAGGTGGCTAGCGCTTCCAACAAGCCTGCTCTGACCTATCGCGGCGTTTCCTACGCCAAGTGATCAAGGCTTAATCAGAAGATCTCAAGCCCCTGCCTTTGGCGGGGGTTTCTTTTTGCCTGGAGTCGGCATCCTTGAGGTCATCGAACGTGTGACCAAAGGCGACCGGCCTCAGGACCTAACACTTGAGGAGATAGTGGCCCTCTTCAAAGACTCACTAAAAGGCACTATTCACTAGTAAGTGAGCATCAATTACTAACCCTTATTGAGAATGGAGTAGTAGATGCCAACAGATACAACCCTTCAGTATTGATCAGGGTTCTTGATCGTTTGGTATGCGGATGGGGAGACTTGAACTCCCACGATGTTGCCACCACTAGTACCTGAAACTAGCGCGTCTACCAGATTCCGCCACATCCGCTGGCGCAACAGGGATCTCAAGCCCCTGCCTGCCAAGAATATAGCAGTTGATGGTCTCTACCCCCCATTTGGCATAGGGGGTAGACGCGGTAGACCTTCAGGCTGCCCTAAAGATCTGCCCGTTGAGGTAAATCGAGCCGTCAGGAAGAACAACAGGTTCACTTGCCGCTGCCTTGGGAGTGGCATCAACAGGTGAGGGCAGTGATGCCTGAGCATCCATCGCCGCTTGGTTGTCTACGTCGCAATACTTCATTACGACTTCAAAATCCTTCCAGCCACCAACAGCCATCAGTTCACGAGGCTTCATCGTGCGGCCATACCAAGTTGCCCCAGTTGATCGCAACGACTTCCAAAGCACCTCGTCACCCAACATGCACTTGCGGCGCACGCGCTCAAAGCGACGAAGCAAGCGCTCACCATCTGGCACGCCACGGCTATTTAACCAATGCTGACCAAACACTTTTTCGTTCGGGTCATCAGCTTCATTAACCATGGTTTGGCAGATCTCACGAATGCGTGAATGGATCACTGTTGTGCGTCCTGCCTCTTTGCCTTTGTTCAACAAACCTCTCCGTGGATCACCGCCAATACGGATGTAACCCATTTCGAGATCGATGTCTTTGGCACGCAAGCGAAGCAATTCGCTTTGACGAACCATGGTGTAGGCAGAGAACAAGATGGCCTTTGCCAGGTATGGCATCTCAAAGAAATCGCTGGCAACACGGGCAAGCTTTTCAACTTGCTCTTGCTTAAGCCAGACAACACTTTGAGGTGTTGGTTTTTCCTTAATTTTGAGGTCAGGCATGTGAACGCTATGTCCACCAGCTTCACGGGTAAAATTAAGCATGGTTGAGCCTGCTGTTATCACCTTGTTAAGTGTGCAGTTACTCATGCCTGGGCGTTTGGTTTTTACATCAGCTTTGAGAGCATTCCACCAATAGCCGTTTGCCATGTTGGAGATCGCTTCATTGCGTCCGCAAAAATTGAGAACGTGCATGGAGTTGTAGTAGTTCGTCTTAGCCGAAGCCTTGCCGGACCACTTGTGTTCCATGGTGTAGTCGTACATCTGTCCAACAGTGCGAAGCCGAAGTTTCTTGGAATCCTCGGCCTCTGCTTTGCGAACAGCTCTGCGTGTGGGCATGGGTCATGCAGCGGTGTGTACTAGGTGAGTATAACACGGTAGACACCAGTCTACCAACTGCATTTTACCCAGGCTCATCTGTGCAGAAGGTGAGTTCAGGAACTGCACACCTTTCCAACCAATCGCCAAGGGTTGCGAGTGCTGCCCCTTGGTCGTATTGGTCTGTTGAAACGTAGTGCTGAATGCGTTCAACCATGGTCGCGTTGGGTGCTGGTTTGAGGTCGTCCATTAGCAAAAGAAGTAATCGGATTCATTCACCAGTTCAATGTCCAAGGTGTTCTTAATTAGGTCGTCAGGTACTTCTACCCCCACCTGATTGGCCCAGTCTTGGAGCACTGGGTGCTTGTACATTTCGGCAAAGTGGAGCCTGATCTGTTCAGACATTTCACGCATGTCGCATGAGCGTCCAAGGGTGCAATCATGTATGCACATAAATGGCTTGTCCCAGTACGCAAAGGTGTGGTGAATTAAGGCTGCGTCTGCGGCGTGAACCACGTTCGGCGCAAGCGCATTTTTGTGATGTGCCTTGTCAACTTCGGCATCGCCAAGCTCATGGTCATTTACAAAACAGAAGACTGTTGAGCCCATGAGACGTGTCTTGACTCGCTTTCCTTTTGGCTTGCGGAGGTCTTGTACAACCTCGAAGCCTGATGGCGATGTCCAGCAAATGACATCCTGTGTTTCAAGGATTTTTAAAGCTGCGCTTTGCAGCCAGCTCATTGCATTCACTGGGCCAGGAAAGATAGCCGGAATGGCTTCGTCATAGATGGCATACACAATGTCCGATAGAACGCCAGGCTGAGATAGATCCCTGCCTTGCTCAACCAACTCCCTACGGATGTAGGCACGCGACGTATTGCGTGAGACTCCATATGGAACTGTCATGCAGGTGCGCTTTGTCACCTTGCGATTCATCCAGGAATCGTGTGGCTCGTCCAGCAAGTTGGCCGCATATTCAGCAACTGTTTTGTAGCCGTCCATCGGCTTGTCGCCAGGCGTGAGATTCACGAGGCTTCCGGTGCCGTCCAGCGTCATAGCACTGAGGTGCTGAATGCCGGACTGGGTTGCATCGATGCCCACTGGCAAACCAGAGGTCCATTTGGTTTTCCAGATGCAGCACTTTGCAAACTCGCAGCAGCTCGCCATAAAGACCCATGGCTCAGCAGCAACCTCCCACTCGGGAATGGTCCCGATCGGATCGCGTGCAATCCGTTCAATCAGGGAAAAGTTGTCGTATGTCCAATCAATGCGATCGTCCATTGACATCTTGTCGTTGCCGTATGCGTTGCTGACGTTGAACGCCAGGTAGTACGAATCAACGACACCCTCCTCTGAGAAGTACAGAAGACTTCGGTCGAAGTCTGTGCCTTGTGGATTGAGAGCGGTGTTGTTGTAGTAGATGCGACCACGGTAGTCCGCAGAAACCACGCAGTAAAACGCGGGTTCATCGGCATACTTGTTAGCCACATACATCACCTCAGAGGTGCGCCAATTCTTTTGTGCGAGCTGTGCGTTGTGATCCTCAATCTTGCGACGCGCACGCTTGTACTCCTTTAGTTGTTCTTCTGTTGGGTGCTCACCTGGCGATGCAGGTGGGTCAATGAATTTGTCACAGCAGAATTTACCAATGGAGATTTGGTGCTCTTTGCAATGGTTCGCCACCTCCAACACATCACGGTTAATCCGAAGAGCAACGCTCATTAGATTGTTCATCATGCGTAAGGGCAGCTCTCCCTGCTTACATGTACGCAATGAATGCGACTTGCGAATCACAGGTTGAGACTGCCTAACAATTTCAGTGAGATACCCACCCGGCTCCTCATTGCTATGTGCAATCGGAGGGCACAGCATCGGCCACTGACAGAAGGCAACACGCTCAGCCTGGGCAATGATCGTGTCGCGTGCTTGGAGAAACTCAGTGCTGTATTTGATGACAGAGATTTTGCGTAGCTTGCTGACCTGCTTTGATTCAACAGTCATCCACCCTGTTGATCTCATAAAACAGTCGAGAAGCCAGGCCCCAACACGGTGATGGACTGTTCGACTCCACGTCGGCCACTCAATTCCTGCCTTGTTAAACGCACGCTTGAGCACTGTGTTCTTCTGTCTTGTGCCTGTCGAAGGGTGGAAGTAGCGCTCTGTGTCCTTGTACAAATCCTTGTTCTCAGACCAGTACCAATCAAGACGCAGTTGATTGTGTACCGATTGAGACATTGGAACCGACACATCCAACAGTTGTGGATGGGATTCCTTACCAAGGACATCCAACGCTGTCTTTGCTACCAGCAGATACACAACGGCTGCATCTGCTTCTTTGAGCTTTGCGTACACCAACTCTGCATCGACAGCAGCCTGCCCTTTCCGCAATAGGTGCAGTCTCTCTTCATACAAAACAACAAATGCTGAGGCACTCGCCTTGATCATCACCTGCCCATCGATTGTTGATGATGCGTATGACTTCTGCTTTGCCTGCAGTGTCTTTCTCCTCAGCGTCTCAATGGCCTCTGTACTGGCCTCCTGTTCGCGTTTGAGCTGGCGTGCAACGTTGTCAAGCATCAGTAATAGGTACAAAAAAGCCCCCCTTGCGGAGGGCATAATCACGAGGGTGCTAACTTTGTGTATGAGGTGTGTTCCTACATACACAAGAAAAGAACATCGAGCCAAAGAATGCATGACAATGCAATAAGCAGAGCCAATGGTGGTAGGTATGAACTGATGGTCATGCTTTTTCGATGCTATGAATTCGATGTAAGGGCTTGCACTGTGCTAGTGCTATTTGATAAGCACTTTCCCAACTAGATGCTTGGATCTTGCGGGGCTCTGTGATTTGTCCGCCGTACTTGAAAGAAATTAAGTAGTTCTCTCTTAGAGAGGGCGGCAATGAGATGCTGCGACGACTGTGGTGCATGATGGCTCCTGTTGACGTTGCTTAAGTGCGATGAAGTAGCCACGCTCAAGGGCAGTGAGAACGGGGTTGGGTTCATTGAGTTGCCTTTGAGCGTTATTGCGTGCGCGTTCGCAGTTGGCTGCGATCGTCGATGTACCGATGTAGCGACCTCCAGTCATGCCTTTGCACCTGCAAAGGGCTGAATGTCGTTGTCGATCAAGTAATCAGTGATGAGTTCGTACGCATCACCTAGATCGGCTTGTGCTTGCTCGTCGCCGTCCAAAGAAAGGACGAGGTTGACCATCAGTGAGATCTGGAAGTCAGTCATTTGCGTGCAAGCCACCAAAAGTTTTTGTTGATGTTGTCGGTGTCAACCTTTTGATCTGCGTAATACACGCCATCAGGAGTGCAAAGCACGTTGACGGTCTTCAAGAACTTTTTAAAAGCTGTGAAGTTTTCGCATTTGGCAGCGATGGAGTTGAGTGTTGCATCGTTGCTAATCCAAAGAGCGACGTTCCATGTCTGATAGTTGGTCCAGCCGTTGTAAAGCTGGCTAACTGCTGCCTTGTCGAGTTCGGCGGTAATCATGTGTGGTGCGAAGTCGATGGTGGAATTGATGGCTTGGGAGCGTTAGATCCCTCGCCATGGGCACAAGCTACACACTTATACCCACCTGTGCAATGCCTTGTTACAGAGCCGTTACCTTGGCCCCGCGCCTTAGCTGATCCTCAAGCATCCGCGCTATCTCACAGCGCTGCTCGTAGTCACGAGGGTAATTAGTAATTAGACGGCGAGCCATCTCCTTTACTGCCTCTTGTCCGTGTCGTCTCTCAATCAAGTGGAAGGCGTACTGGATGCACGCTCTCCATGCCTTGAGGTTTGGATCCCCATCCAACTGATTCATTTCTAGTCATGTCCGTGGGTGTGTCACCTGTTGCCCACGGAAAGAAACTACAGGAGAACGTCAGTTTCTGGACTAAAACATGTTGGTGCTCAAGATTTGCTTAACAGTGTTTGTGCAAAGCTAGTTTTATGGATGAGCTTCGTTGCAATGACTTGACGAGCATTGTTTTTTGTGAGAAGGCCACGCTTTCCTCATCTCACCAATAACAGCTTTTCCGTGAGCAGTAACTGTGGGTTGGATCTGTTCTGGAATCTCAACTAATCCCTGGTACACACCAGTACGGCACTCGGTGCGCTTGCTGCAAATGTTGCACCTGAAGCCGAAACAAGGCTTTTCACTGCCCTTGTCCAGCTCAATGCCTAAATAGCTCAGCGTGCCATCCATCCATGAACAGCAATGAGCCTGCTCATGAAATCCAAAACGTGCGTATCGATAAAGCAGCTCACCCATCGGAACACCGAGGAAAGCTGACCATTGCTTCAGTGCCTTGTGGCACTCATCGGACATCTTGACTTGAACAACAGGCATGAACCACTCCGGCAATTGGTGGCGATGGCTACATCATACATACCCACCTGTACACACTCCGTGAGTACAAACCCTCAAATCCACGCGGGTTATGCCTGTTCGTCGTCTTCAAGCGATAGCAACAGGGCAGACAACAGACGCTTGATCTCTGGCTTGTTCAAGTCAGCACCTTCTATAGCTGCTTGTGTGATGTCCTCTCTGAACTGATCTTGTGGTGCCCCTATGCGTGGATCTTTCTTCGGTGGGAATTTGATGGCTGCCTCCTCTAGTTGTGCTTTGAACGTTGGTGTGTTCATTGCATGTACTACTAGCTCAGCAGCCATGCGGCTAAGGCTATGCCTGTTGTGCTTTGCCAAGGTCTTGAGGTTTGCGTAGACCTTGGGTTGCAACAACACCTGTACACGGTCAAGTGCGGTAGGCACAGAAAGAAGCGGGGTGTGGTGATGTGATCATAAGGATACACACAGTGTGTGTCTCCGCAAGATGTATCGTACACCAATACATTAATGTTAAGGGATGCAGCCGCTCACGCGCTGTCACTGCTCTAGCCATCCCTTGGTGGCGAGTAACGGTATGAAGCGATGAATAGATGAATGTGGGCTCGACTAAGCCCACAACAAGAGTGTAGGAGGTGAGTAACCAACTTAGCGATCAAACTCGATCACACTCAACTCACGGCGTTGGTCGCTGTCAATGATCCACTCCTCTTCAATGGCAAAGATGGCGTCTGCTACCTCGTCTATTGCTGCGTTCTCTCCTGGTAGCCAGTCAGTGTTCTCAGGAATGAAGTCGAGGAGAGTGTTGATACGTTTGCACATCTCAAGCAAGCTGTACTTGAGCATTGGTGCGGCTGTCTTATCCATAATGAGTATGAGTTAGAAATCGAACAGATGTGGAGAGAAATATGAGGGCGGCGCGATAACTGATACATGCGTACTATTGAGAGGCTTATTGATTCTCATTATCAAGTATTATTGAGAATCCCAGTCATAGCCAGCCCACCGGTAGATGCATAGTCTACCGTGGCCCTGCCCAGATCCCTTGCGCTGCAGTCGTTCTCATGCGTTCGCAATAAGGCCCCCCTGCCACCCTCAGATCGAAGGGGGTAGTACGGGGGTACTAGCTCCGCCGCCCATAAGCGTATAGGTAACGGAAATTTTTGTCATTTTTTGAGGGATTCCACTGCAGCCATCACTGTCGGGAGCGCTTTATGCAGCTCTTTCCGACACAACTTTGCAATGTCCTGATGTTCTTTCTGCGTCCCATTGCCACATCGAAGCTGGACATAGTGGACCCAGGACCGCACAGAGCCCGCCATATAGAGCCTAGAAGGCGTTGCAAGGGGCAATACATCCCTTGCACACTCTTTGGCTACACCAGCTCCCAACATCTCCTTGTAGAGCCTCTGAGAGCTATCAAAAAGGTATTTAGCTCTGATACTGAACTCAGCCTTAGTCGCATCATCAAGATCATCGATGCTGTTCTGTCTGTTCTTGGTGTCTTGTCGCCTCAATTCGGGAGGTTTAGCGAACCTGATAGAAGACACATCGGCATAGCGTTGTGAAAATTCTTGGAATGCGAAGCTTCTATGCCTAAGGCACTGAGTTGTCACCGTTCGACTTGCTTCTATAGACATCACCACATGAGCCATCTCCAATGGGGACCAGTGTTGATGTTTGATCAAATATCTAATTAGTTTCTCATTGTCAGGGTTGTCTTGATTCTTTGGATTAGACACCCGAGCACAGTAAGCAATCAGTTGCTCTGCATTAGGAGTAACACTAATTAATTGTACAGGACTATGATTAATAGTAGAAGACACTAATAGTAATAACAATAAGGGGTAGAGGTATCCCCTTCACTAGCAATTTGAATGTTTGGGTAAAAACCTACCCCCCTATAGTCCCCCCACGGAGGGATTTACAGGGCTTCACTGAGCGAATTTTGAAGAGGTTACGCAGACTAGGGAACTACCAAAACCCTGAATGCGCGGGAGTGCCGGGAGTTGTGAATCCCCCTGATGAAACAAGGGGGAAACTCACCGCATGTGATTAAAAATCCACACAGAGAGGCACCACTCTCTCTGCTTACATGTACTCAATAAAATCACCAGTCCCAAACCTTAGTCGTACCAAGGTGTTTGAGTGATTGAAAAGACCGTCCCAGCACTAGGGCATCTGTGGCCTCATGGGGGTGCTCTTCAAAGGCATTGACCATGGCCTGCCACTCCAAGTTTTTACGCATGGCCTGGGCCTTGTGAGCGCTCTGAGCGATGGCATCGACGAACCATTGGACACCCATAGCGAGAGCATCGATACGGTCGTCATGGCGGAGGGAATTTCTGTCTCGGGTGATGCGGCTCCACTGGCTCCCGAGCATGTACTCCAGACGCTTTTCAGGGGCCTCATCGGGGTTAGAGGCATAGTCCCACTCCCAGATCTTTGGATCCATAATCAACTTGTGCTGGTTAAGGACCGGCTCCAGGGTGTCAATGATGCGCTCTTCTTTACGGACAGTGGAGCGAATCTCTTCTGTGACGCAGGTGGCTTGCTGCTGAGTAATATGTCTTTTAAATAACTCGCATATCATTCCATCTCCGAAGTTTGATTCAACGAGGAGACGGCTTGCACCATACTTTTTCCCAAGTCGTACAATGCTACTGAGGGTGCTATCAGAATAGCCATCGCGGAAAGCACGCATATCGCGAACAAAGACGTAGCCATTAGCCTGGCTAAGTACCACTGCAACAGTTTCATCTGTACCACGTCCAGAAGGGTCTACAGAGACGATTGTTTCGCTAAACTCACACATACCCTCATCAATGAACATCGGTCCGTAGAAGCGATCTCCGGGCAGTCCTACGGGGTTTAGATCCTTGATCATGTAGCGCGGGTCTGAGGACCATGCGTAGCGCTCTGCACACTCGTTTCCAAGTGGGGTAACGATTAGATCAGCAAACTTAAGGGGGAAGCGCTCAGCATCACTAAGGGAGGTGTCGAGCTGGAACTGCAGCATGAAGTTTGAGCGACCCATAGAGGTCTCTCGTTGCTGTAGATCTAGCTCTCCAAATCGGGTGTCGGTGGGTGTCCATGCCTCCACTCCCTGCTCAAGGTCTGCCAAAAGTTGGGGCGCGAGAAGTCCTTCGTATTGACCGACATTTTTCGGATAGCGTGCGGGCCATACGAACGGACGATAGTTACGCTCGGCCAACTTCCGATAAACGGTAAACACCGACTGCGGTGTCCCAAGAAAGCATATTCTGGAATCATCTTTAGGAGTTAAGATAGATTCAGCTTCAGTAATTAATTGCAAAAGTTTTTCCCTTTGCATATCTGTAGCTGAGTTATTTGGAACTTCTACGTCATCAAAGATGAGAAGATCGGCACGGCTACCGGTCAAAGATCCTGTGATACCGCAACTCTTACAGCTAGGTGCCTGGTGGGGTTTTGCGGGACCAACATCGAAAGAGATCCTCGACCACCTCTGATCGTCCGAGTTCGGTGCGAGATGGCTTAACCAATTTATGTCGATTATCAGCTTCTGACAAAAGATCGAGAAGTTGTCTGCACGCTCTTTGCTTGCAGAGATCACCATGATCTTTTTGTCCGGGTCTAGGTACAGGGTCCATAAAACAAAAGCAGCAGTAATCCATGACTTGCCCACGCCCCTGAACGCCGAGATTTGCAAGCGCTTAGGACCGTGTTGCAGGTACTCAGCAATACAGAGCTGAGCGCGTGTGGGTTTCGGCAGATCCAGCTCTCGCCAGACAAGGGTGAGGAAAACGCGGAAGTCCGATTGGATCTTCTGCTGTAGTTCTTTGACATCCATAAAAAAGAGGGGCCGAAGCCCCTGCGGTTACTTTTTCTTTTTTTTCTTTTTGGGAAAGCCAGCTTTCATGTTGGCGTAAGACTTAGCACTAATGGTGCTGTTCTTTTTGCTACGGGAAGTGCCAGCTTTCTTGCGCTTGTTGATGTTGCGATAGAGGCTCATTTTTTCTTTTTCGGGGGACGGCCCTTCTTAGAGCCATAGGTTCCTTTTCCTTGGGGCATTAGCTGACAGTGATAGTGATTGCTTCTTCGTAGGTTTGGCTAGCCGAATCCGTAACGCGGACACGGATAGCAAGTGATCCGGCAGAGGCAGCACTACCCGTGTAGGTGAGCGTCGTACCAGAAATGGCAAAAGAGCTGTTGTTAGTCGAGCCAGTACCAGTCACCAACGCAAAGGTGAGCGTGCTGGAAGACGACGTAGCAGACAAGGTGCCGACAGTCACAGCGGTGCTAGAGCCATCAGCGCCAACAGCGAGAGTGTCGCTTGACAGGAAGATGTCAGACGGAGCCAGCAGGCCAAGGGAGGCTTTACCAAAGGTGGTGGCAGCGTTGCCAACACGACCGTTCTGAGCAGTTTCGATCAGTGCCAGAAGAGCAGACACGGTGTAGGTGGAGTTAGGGGTACTAACTGTGGCGTCGAGGGCATAGCCATAATCAACAATCTTTTTGACGCCGTTAAGATAAGCAGTAGAAGTGATCGTTTCTGCAGTCATGATGCAAGAGATAAAATTGTGTCCATGAACTCATCCACCTGCATGGATCCTTTTGCAAGATTGCAGGAGCGACAAGCAGTCGCGCAGTTGGTTGAATTCGTCGCCCCGCCTTTTGTACGCGGAACAATGTGATCTATCGTTAAGTCTTCAGTGCTTCCACAATAGATGCATTTGTACCCATCCCTTCGCTTAATTTCTTCTCTCCACATTCGCTTGGCATCGCCTGATCGAAATGTAAGAAGTTCGTGCATGAGGCTTCGGGGGGTACGATCCATCGGTGGCTCATTAAAGGGAATTACTTTTTCGTTGAATTACCGTTCTTGCCATTACGGCCACGGTTCTTAGTTCGGTTTTCTGTCGTCAGCCGTCCAGACTTGGTGTGAGAAATATCCTTCCCACCTTTTCGAGCAATACCTCTGCGCTTGCGCTCAGCCCAACGCTTTGCACCTTCTGCGTTCAGTCGGCGTTTTTTAGGGCCATCAGGAGCGAGCGAACCTTTCTCGCGCTTGCGATAAGCACGGTCATACGCCCGCTTCTTCTCAGCAGAGGTTTTGTTAGATGCGTAATGACGGCTGGATTTACTTGATCCAGCGTGTGCCATCGTTACAGGTGGTTTTGAACGTCATCAAAAGTCAGCTCGGGGATAAGACCGGCTAGGCCAGAAAGGGGGCTGCCATCGGCTGCTACACCAGTCACATTGTTTTTAGATAACCAGTCGGCCGCGGCTTTAAGGTCAGACGTGGTTGCGGTGCCGGACTTGATACGAGTAATTAGCTCAGTCGTAAGCAGTCCATGCAGCTCATCAAAAGCGTCTTCATTGGCTCTAGACATATTAGTAAGCCTTAATTAGTTTCAGGAATTTGTATAGCAGGTAGACTAGACAAAGCAGCAATAGGAACGATGTCATTACATAAGATTTCGTACTTACTTCCAGGTCTAAAGGTGAAACCTTGCGTCTGAAGCTCAGCACATTTAAGAGCCCTTACTAATGCTTGGTCGAGTCTCAATTTTTGTTCATGCCGTCTAGCAATCTGCTTACATAGCTCAACCATTGAGCCGTCCAAAGGAATGCTAAAACTGATTTGCATTCCAAAATTGTTAGTACGGGTATAACCTTGGGCTTCATAGGGAATCGTATCGTTCCCCATATAGAACGGACTTATCTGTGCAGTAGCACCATTGCAACTGTTATTAGCAGCAAAAAACTGACGGGATGGTGCGCCAGAATTTTGCATATTTACATTTTGATTAATAACATTTCCCGTTGCAGCGGCGACTGGGTTTGAGTTGTTGTGGACTGTTGGATCTTCAGGTGTAGCAAACGCAGGGCTTACTGAGAGAAGACTGATAGCGAGGTAGTGGTAGAGGTTGATTCGATAGCCTCTTCGATGCTGTACGTCTCTACTACTCCCGCGTCCCGAACGACAGTCTCCAGTTGAAACTGTTCGCCTGCGTTGGTTACGGAATAAGTTGTGGAGTCGCTTAAAATATCCCCACTGGGGGTGACGTTGGTTCCAGACCATGATTTGTAATCACCGCCCATAATCTCACGCTCGATAGTGCGTTCGATGTCAACGGTGGTAGTAGTTGTCGATTGCATTGACCCCTGAGTGAAATTAGGGGTTACTTGAGCTACAGCGGGACTAGCCAACATCATCAACAAAATAAGACGTTTCATTCTTCTTTCTTTTTGTGATCAGGAGGTTTGGGATTCGCTCCATTTTTACTGTTAGATGTAGTCAGGCCAAATGTCGCAAGTGCTCCTGTAAAGACGCTAGCTACAAAGGTTATATCTCCACCACTTTGTCCTTTTTTAATCATAGGAAGTTCAACGTAGTTAAGAGTGATAATAAAACCACTCCATACGACGACCCCTAACCGGACAAAGGTGCCGAGAATCTGCAATTCATCCTCAGTGTTTTCCTTAACTTTTTCTAAGAAGCCTTTGACTCCTTCTTTTTTGTTATTTTGTTCCATGTGGTTTTCATAATGGGTTTCAAGACCATCACGATATATTTGAACAAAGAAGTAGCGGTAAGGGTTGCGGCGACAGAAATAAATGCTGTTGTAGCTGCTGTAGTCATAATTGTTGTCGTCGGCATAGGAACCGATATATCCGTAAATGGGATGTCAACAATCTGAGCTTCTGTTGGTAAATTTAGATTAGGGTTAGGTGTGCTATTTGGTTTGGAGTTTTGATTTGGATTAGCTGATTCCTTTTCGCTCCCTTTAATCTTAATACCTGGGGGCGGTCGAAGGTCGCTAGGAGGCACCACAATGGGCCTATAAGACGGCAAATCAGCCTCTGGGAGGGATAGTACCGGAGCAGGTATTTGAGGGGCCTCAGGGAGCGACCAGGAGGGAATCTGGGGTGGCTCAGGCCAGCTCACCGAACAAACCTTTCTCTACAAAGTCAACCATTTTATTATCTACGTCTGTTTCAGTAGATTCGGCAAACTTACGGAGAAGATCAACGACAAGTCGTTTTACTTGTTGGGATTGAGCAAACTTGAGAAGTAGTGGGCGGATGAGGAGAATCATTCTTCAGTTGCAGCAGGTGTTTCGGTCGGAGTGGGCTCTGGAGTCGGCTCCGGTGTGGGCTCAGGGGGAAGGGGCTCCCAACGGCTGTAGTCAGATCCGGTCACATAGGCCACAAGCTCAGGCACGTCACTGCAGGCGGCAATAGCAGCCTCTTTGACGTTGCTGAAATTACGGATTTCACCGCGGCGGCTAAGAACAGCAGCAGGCACAGCAGCGCTGTTTTCTGCCTGTCGCACCACGTACCAGTCAGTAGGAGAAAGCAGGGTGCCAGCAGTTTCCTTAACCTTTGCAGTCCAAAGTTCTTTTAATTGATCAAGATCTTTAGGGTTATCGACACCCCAATAGAAGCGCTGATCCCAAGATTGGTAAGTATCAGCAACTTCTGTAATACCAATAGCTTGCTTTTCTTCTAAGGTGGTCAAGCGCAGCCAATTAGCAGGATAAGAGATTTGGTTGTGTGTAAATGCCCTGTCATATTGCAGGGTCTTACCATCAAGTTTTAGCATAGTTATGTTTGTTAATTAGCGTGCGCGTGAGTGTTTCAGGGGATGTTCAGCTATTGCGATATAAACGTATTCAAACCCTGAATAGTTTGAATAGCCGGTGGAGTCAGCTTGCAACGTAAAACCATTTGAAACAAAATCTACATCTGGATGACCGCTGCTTTCTGCGTTGCTTAAATTTGGAGACAACGTATTATTTGCACCGTTAAAAGCATCTCTACTGTTATCCAGAATATGCCAAGACCCAGTGTTATTAGTACTTTTCAGTAAGATAAATGCGGGTTTGAAGCCTGTGTAAATGAATTTTTGGCTACCGGTTCCGCTGTACGACCCCACGGCAGAATATCCGGATACTGGTGATATACAATATGCGACTAGATCTCCATCTGTATTACCACCGGTTGAGGAATTTTCTAAGCTAAAAACACTGCTTGTAGGTGCTGAACTGCCCCAGACATTTGATGAAGTTCCTGCCGCAGCAGTACTATTAAGTATCAAATATTTATTAATACCAAGATCCTTATGGTAAGCAATCCATACTTTATTAACAGTCCGGCTTTTAGTCAGGATGAATTCGGGAGCCGCATTTAAACCATGCCCAACTGTTCCGTTTGCGGATCCGGTATAGGTAACAATGCTGAACCCTGTTGACGGATTGGCTTTAACTATTGCATTGATTGATCCAGAAGTATTTAAACAAGGATCAGTAATAATAGTCCCATCGATTCTTATCGCAGCAAGGCGTGGAGCACAGTTGACGCCTGTATCACCTTGTACTTGTAGGGAAGAAAGTGACCCTGTAAATCCAAGATCTTGCCAGCTACTATTGTTCAATGCAGATGATTGTGTACCACCATTGACAGTAAACTTTGATTTACCGTCTATAAGGTATACTTCAAGAGAGGTGTTAACAGTAATAGGGCTTGCAAGAGTCCAAGTAAAGGTCGATGACGCAGCACCAGCACCATTGGCTTGGGTTGTAATTAAACCATCAAAAATTTTATCTGCACCCGAGCCCGCATTAAATGAGCCAGATACTTCGGCTACATAACTACGTGTATTACCAGCGTCAAATGCCCAGGCAATGTAATTATTAGATCCGCTAGTGGTCGTAGTTGAAGTATCAGTACCACTGTTGTAGTTAGTATTAACGGAAAAACCAGTTGCAGAAACGTTTGATATCAAGTCGTTCGCATTACCAACTTCTGCGTTAGAATCATTGGAAAACAAAGTTTTACCAAAACCACGAATAGAATCTTGAAGAATATGCCAAGCAGTGTGGCTACGGCTTTTAATCCAAATCAAATCACTTGCGAAAGAGAGCCCACTAACAGTTTGAGGTGAAGATGAACCGGTGTACGTCAATGCATCAAACGCCGTCGATGGGTCGCTAATCGTTGGCTCAGGAAGATTGGTTGTGCAGATACTGGAATAACCAGTTGGAACAGTTTGACTGAACGGGCGTTGACCTGCGTTAAAGGAAACGTTCGCGCTATAAACGCCGACTATTGGGAAAAGCTCGGTGACATTATCTGTGCTTGCAGTCTTAGTGGATGACAAGCTAATGCTTGCACCAGCTGTACCGTTTTTGTAAAACACTGCTGTTTGGTTATCCATATCCAATGCAATACCAACAGTATCGCCAACACCCATTCCACTGCCGCTAAAATATCCAGTTCCAGCTCCATTTGGTTGTAAAACCTCAGTACCATTTCCAAAATTAAAGAGCCAACTGTTTGCAGGTGTGCTGCCAAAGCTTTCAGTAAGACTGTACGCTTTATTGCCAAAACCAATAAATGCGTTACCACCACTGCCGCCAGTCCTCGTAACCTCCCAAAACCATTTTCCTGATGTCACACCAATAGTGCCACGAACGTGAGCAGCAGACCAGCTAGACGATCCTGCTGCATCTAAATTTCCGTTCGTCAGGTTTGAGCCGAGGGAGCTATCTAACGAATTCAACGTGCAATAGTTCCCGCCATTGTTACCAGAATCTGCCGTGTAATTTGTCGGCGTGTCGATCAGGCTGTCGATGCCAGTCGCTAATGGATCAGAAATGGCAGGATCTGTCAGTGGCTGTCCATCAACAACAAATTGAGCTACAAGTGTCGTCAGAGTAAGGGCTATAACTTCAATTTTACTTATTGGGTCATTGTTCCAATTACTTGGTGAATAATTAAAGTCCTGCCCGTTTGATTTGGTCTGGGTAAAAGCTGCTGTACCTGAGTCTGTGGTATAAACTTTATACGTTAAATTCCACCCTGAAGAAACACCGCCAATAACAGTTTGCCTGCTTTTAATATTTAAACTGCTGGTACAGTTTATTGATGGAGAGAAGGTAAGCTGTATGGTCTCACCTGCATTTTGTGTTTCAGCGTAGGTTGTAGTTGATCCGTCAAAAGCATTGGCAGCGTTGTTTAAAGTCCCGTCAGGAGAAGACAGGTCGCTGCTCCAGGTGGAACTTTGGTTAAAATTCGATCCAGTGGCTTGAAGGTTATTAACCGTCCAAGTATTGCTGTTGCCGCTGCTATCCGTTCCAAGTGCAGCGTTGCTGCTGTTGTCTGCAAACTTTAGATAAAAACTATTTGCACCACCGCCCTGCAAACCGACACCAGAAGGGGGTGTCCAAGTTTGAGCGTTAACAATAGTATCGTTGATGCGAATAGCATAAAAATCAACGGTTTGAGTATTAGTTGAATATGCATTACCGACAGAAGTCAGCGTAATAGGGCTGCTGGAATCATAAAGAGTGTACCAACCAGGATTGCCGCTACCAGATGCAGAGACTGATGCCCCGTTAAGGAAGTGATTATAGTTTTGCGTGTATACTTCAACTTTAGTGACATTAGTAAGTGGGGGGCTAAAACTAATAGTACCTACACTATTATTGTTATAGCCAACTGCTCTTGTACTCGTATTGCCATCCCAGATATTGGCTTGATCAGATGATGCCCAGCCAACTTGAGATAATGAAGTTGTTGAACCACTGGCAGCTACAGTATAAGAACCAGTGAATTCCTTAGCCACCCAAACATTGTTGCTATCGTACTCAGCAAAGTCAGTCGGATTAAGGGCTTGATCACTTACAGCCTGGAAGTCAGCAATATATTGATTACCTCCATAAGAACCACCGCCAACGAACTCGCCAATTTGAGAATTACCGCCACCAAGAAAGAAATTTGATGCTGTTGCAACTTGTGCGTTGTTGACGTAAAGAGTAGCAGAACCACTCGATACTTTTAGGCATATGTGATAAAATGCAGAGACATCTCTAAAGAAAGCAGTTGTAAAACTGTGACCGCCATTGTAAAGAGAAATCCTATCATTAGAAGACCAAGCTATACCACAATAGCTTGATCCATCATACTGGGACCACATATATTGCCAAGCACCAAGCTTTGATCGTTTAATCCAATAAGACAGTGTAAAAGTGGTACTACTTGTACCTGAAAAAGTCTTTGATAAATTCGACGAATCTGCTGCGTTGAACCTAAGTGATTTCGAAATCTGGTAAGTATCGGCAGCCCCAGTTGCTGTACCTGAGGCTCCGGCTAAAATATTATTAAATACTACCATAATCAGCTCAAGTTAAGTGTAGCTACTGCATGAATAGAAGAAGCACTGCGAACGACATAATCGACCCGATCTACAGCATTAGCGGCAGTCGTTAAAACTGGTGCTACTCCGCCAGCAAAGTCCCAGTAAGAGCCCCACGCGCCTAAACGACTACCAGTGCCATCTTGCACAAGGAAAATAGAACCTGTTTGACCAGCAGTGCAGTTAGTAGGATTAGCAATAGTTAAATTTTGATCGAGGGTCAAAGTAAAATTATTTGAGTCATCAAGGTTGGGTGTGACAGTTGCGCCTGGATTCAACGTAGTAATTTCTCCACGTTGTGCTGCTGTATATGTTTGAACAACACCTGTCTTTGCAAATCCTTCGGCCTGGACGTAAGCCGTAGTTGCTAGCTGAGTGGTGTTAGTATTGACAGCGGCAGTAGGAGCTGAAGGGGTGCCAGTAAAAGCTGGAGATGCGGTTGTAACAAAATCAGCAACGTTGATTTCTACATCTGAACCACTGTTGTCGCGGATCAATGCATCTACTTTAAGTTTTCCGTAAGCCATGATTATTTAAGTACAGTGAGTTGAGAGTTAGAACCGACAGTAATAGTTACACCGGATGCGAGAGCCACTGTCGGACCCATTAATCCTGCATTAGTGTTTGCAGCAATTACTGCGTTGGTAGAAAGTGTTTGTAGTGTCTCAATAAATTGAGAAATTTTCTGGTATTGATTCTCGGGATCAGTAGCAAAGTATTGCTGCCATTCCCATTTGGTAGTTGACGAATTGTATTGAAGTCGGATTGTTAGTAAGCTAGATCCAACAAAACCCGCCGGTACACCTGAAACATTACTATTACTTTCAACACCGGTTGAATTACCAACCTCAACCCTATCCTCATTAGAAGGACTCGCAGGAAGGTTAGCAAGAACTCCAATAGGTGAATAAAAAGCTGCAGTAGATACCGCATTAGCAGCAGCATTTGCCGTTGCAGAGGCAACGTTGGCAATGCTAATAGCAGAATCAAATCCACCTTGTCCGTCACTTTGGCGGCTATTAGACAGCGCACTGTTGGCGGTAGTGGTGGCTGCGTTAGCAATGCTAATAGCAGAATCAAATCCACCTTGCCCATCACTTTGACGACTATTGTTGAGCGCTGCAGTCGCATTCGTACTGGCAGTATTGGCCGTAGTTACGGCATTGCTAGCGTCTGTGCTTGCGGTGGTAGCAGTAGATACGGCATTTGAAGCGTTTGTGCTTGCCGTATTTGCAGTAGAAACAGCAGAAGTTGCATCAGATGCGGCCTGGCTAGCCGTACTAGATGCGTTGTTGGCAATGCTAATAGCAGTATCAAAACCACCCTGACCATCTGACTGGCGAGAGTTGTTAAGAGCCGTAGTTGCAGTAGTAGATGCTGTATTTGCTGTTGAGATAGCCGATGCAACATCTGTAGCGGCTTGTGCCGCGTCAGCAGCAGCCGCTGTAGCTGAGGTTTGTGCCGCTGTAGCTGATGTTTGAGCTGCAGTTGCAGATGTACTAGCTGCAGTGGCCTGTGTAGAGGCTGTAGCGGCACTAGCAGCAGCCGCTGTAGCTTGTGTAGTAGCTGTAGCAGCACTTGCGGCGGCTGCTGTTGCATTGGTGTTGGCTGTTGTGGCTAGGGCCTCGGCTGTAGCAGCTTTAACGTCAGCATCAGAGGAGACGTTTTCAGACTCCTGGGCTAGATAAAGAGTCTGAGTAAAATTATCATTTAGATCTCTAGCTCTAATGGCTGAACCGGCGAAGAAATTACTCTTTTGTTCTGCTGAGCTAGTTTGTCTATAGATTCTGATAGCAACACCACTTGCCGGTGCAGTGTTGAACTCAATTTGGGTAGCGTTGGCGTAAGAATATGCAGTTGTAGCCGTACCGTTTAACGTAACGTAAACGTCGGTTTCTTCAATATAGGGGAATGTAAAGCTATACAGGGTGGTTGATCCATTCCCTGTATAGGTATTTTCAGTTGTCGCCATTGTACTCCTAAATTAAAAGTCGATTAGACTTTGGAAACGAGCTTGATCTTCTTCGCTAAAGTTTTGAACACCACCTGTGCCTAACTTGGCACGACGTGTTTCTCTTGTTTCTCTATAATTAACAGAAACTTCACTGGATCCATTCATAAGCTCCATTTTGGCCTTTTGAACAAACGTACCAGTCATTTTATCTAAGCGAGCCCACCACCTTGAATCTTCTTTAGCAGGAACTGGGGTTCCATCTGGGAATTGACCATTAGCATAAGCTTCCTGCCAATTCTTAAGTTCTTGCCAGAAGATATGATCATCGTTTCCTAAAATCGAAGACATAGCTTTTGCAAAGTTACCATTGTCGTAGATAGCTTGTCGGAGTAAAGCATCTTCGAGGGGTTCTACAGGTACACCACCCACACGGGAAGGAACCATATCAGCAATTTTTGAGTAGCTAAGTTCCGAAAGGGTTTCGATGATCGGGTGAGGATTAGAAGTTTGGGTAGTAAATGGATTTACAAGGTTCCAGCGGTTGCTTTGATATTTAGTGAGCATTGGCTTGCCCGTAAGAATATCAGTTTTAGCAATAGGTTCAGTAATACCGAACTGAGTAGAGAGACCACCCGATACTTGTGCTAAAAACTTTTCACGCCAATTTTCATAGTCGTGCATCGACTGCGCAATAGCATTTTCAAAAGTACGACGCATTTGCGCACCACCTAATGCACGATTAGTAATATCGAGCATGGTTTCAGGAGTTGCGTCCTTAGGCCAGCTTTCAAAGTCAAGAAAATTACTCAGATTCATCACACCCTGGAACATAGGTTGTGAATCAAGAGCACTTGCAATAAAGAACGGAAGTGCATCTAAAGCGAATTGAGCATCACCTTCGCTAGCTTTTTGTACAACATTAACAGTATCTGCAACAACAGACCAGATCATGGACATGCCTGGAATTACGCGATGTTCAATCCACACGGGATTGCCATTTTCATCATCGTAAAAAGAAATTGAATGTGGCTTGTGAGTTTTAAGCCAAAGATTACGATCAGAGCCAGGTTTAGGTCCATATCCAGTAACACGATCATTTGACGCACCAAGAGCTACTGCACTCATAAGAAAAGTGCCGGCTGCCATGCGACCTTCCATAATCGCCTTTTCATCAGGAGTACCATATTTAATAGCGTCTTGATATTGACCCATCAATTTAGCTGCAGGTGTGCCTTGCAATCCGTACCTAGTGATATTGGCACCAGTAGTAAAGAAAGGCATGAAGAAAGTTCGCCCACCAGGCAAGCCTTGAATAGATTCACCCATGCGTTTTACCCACCCCTCAAGAGGACGTTGGAAGGCAGCGTCTTCTGTAATGGCTACAAGATCGTGATCAAGAATTTTGCCATTAGGTGCAATTTTCTGGGTCTTAAGCTGGTTGTAAGTTCGGCGGCGAACAATCTTTGAACGACGTGGGTCCAGGTTTGCCGTAAGCTTTGCAGCTTCATCTGCAGCTTGTACTTTTAATTCCATACGAGCAAGCAAAGACTTAGTAAAGTCGTCACCAGCTTGCAATCCTTTACCAGGCCAAGTAAACCAAGGGTTATTGGACAAGGCAAGAATGCGTTTTGCGTGCATAGCAGCAGCACGCTCAGAATCATTCGATGCAGTTTTAATTAACGTATCGAGCTGCTGCATGGTTTCAGCAGCGTAGTCTTTAATTTTGCCCGCAGGAGTTGTAATTGAACCTACATTATTCCAAGACCGTCCAGCAACAAGCAAAGATTCAGCAACACTCTCGTGGATTGCACCTAGCGCTTGGAAAGATCTTGCAGCTCCAGCAAAGTCTCCTTGCATTAACCGGCCGATGGGCCGACTAATTAAGCTACGTTCACCGATAGCAGTGAGGTTGCCGGCGATGTTTCGCGCATGGGTAAGCGGACCAGACAACAATGAATTGATCATCACGCTGGAAAAACGACTCCACCCCACACGCGCAAGGCCTTCAATAAAGGACATTTGCAGCATGGGATCGCCTTTGGCATGGCTTAGACCAATAGCCAAGGCACGAAGTTTTTTCTTACCTTCTCGCAGCTCTACTGGATCAGAGCTGTTGAGATTTTCCCGTAGCTCACCAAATAGTTTGGCAGCTTGTTCACGATCACGGGCGATAGCAGCCTGTAGATTGTTGGGAACCTCTTTCCAATTTTCAAGATTTTTAGAGCTAAACTGAGTAGCTTCTTTTTTGATGTTGGTAAAGATTTCAACCCGAGCCAACAGTTGATCGGCTTGTGTTTTTACAGAGCCACCAACTTCTTCTAGTTGCATAATGGCTTCTGAAAGCACACCCACACGTTCAGATACTGATTTTAAAAGAGTATCAAGAACAACAGCACCACCAGCATCTACACCTTTAATGCCAAATGTATTTGTAAATCGAAGGTCTTCTAAATCAACGATACTTCCACTGTTAGCGAAGTTTGCCAAGCTGCGAAAGACTTCAGTGACATATTCAGGTGGTTGGCGAGACAAACGGCGAGAAATCTCATCGACATCTACGCTATCGATGCGTTCACTAATAAAATCTTTAAGGCCTTGCTCAGTTTGAATTTGAGCAACATCAACCTCATCAACGACAGAACGCCCGCCACCAGACATATCGTCTTCCCAGAAGGAAGCTGCAGAGCTGTTAATGTCAGGTTCTTTATCTACTTGAACAGCACGTTCCTGTGGCTCGAACAAAGAAGGTTTAGCTTGGATAGCCTCTTCACGCACGCGGCGTTGAATTTCAGGAATTTCGGAAAAGCTATTAACTGGTTCCAGCCACCGCCTGCCTTGTGGTGATCCACGGACAACTGCAAATTGATTGAAATCAATAATAGGCCCAAAGCCTGCACGCTGATACAAGCGAGAGCGAGCGCTAGAGAGATCTTTAGTGCTTGGCCCTGCAACCATTTCGCGGGCTCTATCAGTTATGCCACGATAATGTTCTTCTACATTTTTGAATGTATAAGCATCAACACCCTCACCAATAGTTAAGGGATATTGCCCATCCATTTTTTCCTTAAACTTTTCAAATTGCTTAACATCAAGGGTGTCTCGATTTGCAGCTTCAATACGACTTTGAGCCTGTGATTGACCCTTGCCAATGCCATCATCGGCAGGTTGGTTACGAACAATAGTTCCAGGCTCTAACTGCTCAAAAACACTATTTAGTTCCTTCCAGATCTTAAGCAGCCCTTCAGTACCAACTTCACCAGATGCAAACCAAGTAATGTCATAGACTTTGGCAGAACCAGCAAGTCTATTCCTACCAGTAAGAAGGTCGTTGGTGGTTGCATTGCTGACATCCTCCGACGACAAGCTAGTCAGATCATCAGTGCGTAATGCACTTTGCAGTCTGGCTGTAACCTCTGGGTCACTGACGGGAATACGAGGGTCAATGTCAGCAGTAATACTAATCTCTGCTTCACCCTTAGGGCCAATATCAACATCACGATTAAAGTCACCAAGCTCAATTTGCACATGAAATGGTAGCTGCTTACTGATGGCAGCCATTTGATCTATGTAAAAACCAGCCTCTTCCTCTCTGGCGGTGTCAACTAAAACATCAACTTTGTTTCGAAGTTCTATAAATTCATTTTTTAGCTGCTCAATCTCTTCAGGACTTTTAGAGACTTGAGGTTGTGGAGCAGGACGACCTGATACACCTTGATTTTCTGCCTTTGCTGCATCAGCAAAAACGCCTGTAGGATCTTCCTGTGCAACCTTGCGAGCTACTTCAGCTTTTTCGGATGACGTACCGTCAAAAGCATTGCCAGCACGAACACCCCTATAGAAACCTTGAACTGCTAATACGCCGACGCCAGGTATTAGACCCTCAAGCGAGTTTTTAAATCTGCGCCAGTGAGGGTTGTCTTCGTCCTTATGAGCAAGTGCTGCAGACAAAGGGTTAGCAAGAGACTCCCCAGTGAGAGGATTGTTTTGAACTAGGTTGCTTAGATTGCCACCATCAGCATCACTAAAATAGTCAAGGATAAAATCAGAGCTGAGAGCTAAAGCCGCTTGTCCTTTGGCGCTTAATCCCGCTGCGGTTCCAATAGCGCCCGTTGCGCCACCGGCCATTGCAAAAGACAAAGCCTCCTGAATAAGGCCGCCGTAAAGAGTTTCAGTCTGTGCAAGTCCCAGGTCGTATTGGGCATAGCGATAGTTTTCAGACCAAGGAATGTCTTCCTCTTCACGGTCAATAATTCCTAGTGCATCAGCAACAGCACCAGCAAAGTCACCAGTAAATTCTGCAGCACCTGCAAGTTTTGCACCAAGATTGACTGGCGCACCAAGAGTAGCCTTACCAAGCTCGGCAGCTACCTTGTCAGCGCCTTCTGGTCCGTCGCCTTGATTGATGGGATTTTGCTGACCTTGCTCAACGATTTGTTGGTATTGAGTGGGATCAATATCATTGCGAAGAACAAGATTGCCTAATCCCTCAACAGCTTGTGTAAAGAAATTGCCAGCCTGTTCAGCATCAACTGATTCGGGCAGCTCAACTTCAGGTAGCTCAAGTGTGGGAGATTCAGATTCAGCCGCAGCTTTGGCCTCGGCCGCTGCAGCTTCTGCTTTTTTACGTTCCTCTTCCATGCGCTGTAGAGCGCCTTCTGTGTAATCTGCCATGTGATTAAAAATTAACTACCTCGGTAGCGATTAACAATATCCATGGTGTATTCAGCAATAGATGGGTATTCCCGACCGTTGTAATACTGTTTTTTGGTATTGTTGTATAGATTAGAATTGCCGGAATACCAGATAGAAGCAACCCGACGCATCAAGATGTCCCCTGAATATCCAGCAGCAACTTGTTGTTGCATCATTTTTTCGAAGCGATCATTGATCACTCTCATTTGAATATCAGGACTTCTTAAAAACTCACGCGCAGAGACTTCATATCCAAGAGCTTGTCTTGTCCATGAAGGGACGTTAGACGGCATAACTTGGCCGTAACCGAGAGCACCACTATCAGGATTAACACTTGTAAAATTGTTAGTACTTTCTTTAGCAATAACAGCATTACGCAGTCCATCTAAGGAAACATCACCAAAAAATTTACCAGTGTCAAACTCAGAAATCTCAGGAGAAGAGATAGCGGCAGTGGGTTGAGTGGGTGGTTGTACAGGTTCAACTAAGGAGGGATAGGGTCGGTTGAACCTAGCGAGCTGTTGGCGGAGCAATGTCGTCCCGTTAGTACCGAGAGCAGCAGCACGCTCTTCAATATCGCTAGGAATAGGTTGACCATTTTGTACTGCATAAGTTGCCCTATCAATTTCTCTACCACTAAGGATGGCGGTTTTATTTAATTCAAAGTTTGGATTTGCTTTTACAAATGATTGAAGTTGAGGAATAGAATCCCCACGCAAATCGTTTGAATTTGGGAATTGGTTACGTCCAAACTCATACTGAAATCCTTTGCCATCAACGTAGGTAACTTCGGATTTGATTTCATCCCTACGATTGGTCATCCATTCACGGATTTCCTGATCAGACATATCAGGATTAGCTCGAAGTTTGTAATCTAAATCTTCTAACATTCGAGCAGAAATATCAGCAGATGCAGCAGAGCCATTCCCTTCAATAGCCAGCCTAATGAGCCCTGATGGATCAGTAGATGATCCACCTAGATTAGCTTTTTGAGTAGCATCTAAAAGTACGGCCTTTGCTTGTGAGTTAGCGAGTTTTTTAAAACCTTCTACTCGTTTAGCCCTTGCCGTATCAGCAGACAAGCCACCTTCCTTGTTCCAGCCAAGAGTCTCGGCTTCTGAAGGTTTGATGTCTTTAGTATTTACTAATTTTTGTAAGTATTCTTGAGTAAAAGTAGCGCCATCTGCCTGTTGCTGCTGCAGATCTAAAAATGTAAAAGGGCTATATTCCTTTTCAAGGGTAAGTTCTTTAGCACGCATGACCGCTTCAGGAGTACCTAATTGCATAATTTCAGCAGCAGCCTGAAGATTTAATGCACGTTCTTGAAGTGGATCATCTGTTTCAGCAAGCTGAAAGTTGAGCTTACGTTCTACTTCTTTAATTTGTGCATTTGCATAATCTGTATCAAGCTTGTTTTTATCAATAAGACCTTTTTTGAGGTTGTCTCTAGCTTCTTTAAACTTTTGTTCGTACTGACGGCCTAGTGCAGTGCCTACATCACCAGGCTTTTTCTGTATAATCTCAAGGTTGTCGATGACATCTTCACGCCTGTTACTGACAGCCCAACCGAGAATAATATCTACAGTATCTTCATTGGCCTTGCCTTTAGCTCCAATGTAGTTACCAGATCCATAAACACCAGAAAATCCCTGAGCAAAGACAGTCCCAATGTTTTCATTAGAGGCGAGAGCATCAGTAATATCTAATTGAGCTGATCGCAAAGCAGCAGCTTTTTCACCAGCAATAATTGCCTCTGCTACCTGCTTTTCCCATGCGCCTGAAACAGCAAGAACATTCGGAACAAGCACAGACGCAACTTGTGCTTGACGCATACCACCAACATCGGCAGCTTTGTAAAAAGCTTTTCTAGCTGCTTCAGACACTTGCCGAGCATCGCCTGCCTCCATGCTGGTAACAGTAAAAGGCGTTCCATCAGGCCTTGTATAAACAACAGACGTATCGTTTACCCAGTTGTAGTAAAAGGTGGGAAAATCACTATTAGCTTCATAGACATCAGCTCTTGCCTTTTGACCAGCTACTGCAGATGCAGATACTTCATTGCGAATCGCTTGCTGTGCAATAGGATCATCTACATCTTGGATAGAATCTTCTACTGCAATACGAGAGGTTGCATCAGCTCTATCATTGCGAATTGCTTGTATAGTGCGATCGCTAGTCGGATTATTTTCAATTCCAAATGCACTGCGAATGCTTGTCCTTTCGTATTCCTTCTTCTCTGCAATCTTTTGAGCTTTACCATAAGCTTCGACTGCAGTGCCTGCAAAGCTAATAAGACTACTGACAGCATTTGAGGCAGCGCTAAGCTTTGCCCTACTTACCTTCTGCTGCGCTTCTAATCCAGCGCTCGCCAAGTCCATCTTAGCTTCTTCATATGAGTGCTCTTGCTTGAGAGAGTCAACATCATATTTTTGCTCAATCTCTAAAGCGTCTGCTTCGCGCTTGTTATTGAGCTTTAGAAGACCAGCATCTGCCTGTTGTTGCGCTTTGAGGCTCGTAGTAACAGCCTCTTGTTCACGATACAGTTCACGCCTTTTGGCTTCACCATCTTCGATAACTCTACGACGCTGCTCTTTAGTCGCCTTATCAGTGCTTACAGCTTTTACTGGATTAAATTTTAAAGTCGTTGCAGAACCTTTGTACTTAACTTCGGCAGGCTTGCCTGAGTAAATTCTGCCGCCGCCGGTAGATTGTTGTGTAGCCATATTGTATTAAGCGAAGGCGGGCTGTGTATCTTGGTAAGGATCTACAAAGTTGGGTACTTCTGGAAGAGCCGGCATATAGGGATCGGTTGGTCTCATGCCAAGATTCCCTATAGCTTGATTGTTAGCACCAAGAGCTTGTAGATAAGCTTGATCCATACTGATCAATGACTGCTCATAAGTGCTTTCCATTGCGGCGTCTGATTGAGCTGTTTCAAATTCGATCTGCCGCTCGACATCGTTAACAAGCAAACCAATAGATTGACCCGATCGGCCAGCAGCAAGAATTGCGCCTTTTGCACCGATTGACTTTGCTAGTGCAGACTGCTGAGCAAATGCTGCTTTTTTACGTGCCTCTGACATCTTGGCTTGCTGCTGCTCATACGAGCGATTAGCAGCTTCATTGTTATATTTAATCTGGGTCTGCTTTTCTTCTTTACTTCTTTGATAGCCAATACGATCAGCTTCGTAACGCTTTTGGATGTTGTTACGTTCAGCTTCTACTTGCTGGCGTTGTTGAAGATACTGGTTAGCAATCTGAATGTTAGTTTGTTGTATAGAAAGATTATATTGATCTTGAGCTTGACGCTGTTGAAGAATAATTCTTTGACGTTGTTGTTGTTGACTCTGTAGCATTTGCTGACGTTGCATCTCCTGCTGGCGCACAGCTTGCTGAGCCTGCATGTTCATTTGAGCTTGGGCTTGAGCTGCCTGCTGTTGAGCGGACATAATGCCCATACCAATAGAGGCAACAGTGCCAACTGCAGAGATAGCTACAGCGGCTGCCGTCAAAGGTGCTGCGGCTGCTGCCGCTCCTAATGCTGCACACATAGTTTTACGATTTCATAATATGGAAGAGCATTAGGTCCAGTTGGAACTGTACGCAAAGCGCGAAAACCTAGATGCTTGAGTAATTTGTGGTGGACATCATTTCTGGAATCAGCCAGATTCCATAAAAGCTTGTAGTCAGATTCGACCTCCCTGAGCCAAGCTTTAGCTCCACGCACAAAGGTGTGCGGTTTGGTAGTGATCAATGGAGTGCATAGCATCCATATCTGGCCTTCTGTGGGGCTTAATCGAACGACGCCAGCAATACCTGCTGGACTACCGTCAGTGTCATGAAAGAAAGTAGCGTGTTCACTCATGAGCACCCCAAAAGGAACATGAAGGGGAGACAAACCTGCACCCTTCACTTCCTCTAGGTCTTCTTTGCGTAGATTGTTAAGCACCAACAAACCATCTTTATATGTGGCAGCGCGGTGATACTTAGACATTACATCAGGCGAACGCCTCGGTTGTTATAGTGGCCTTCCCAGCGATAACTGGTAATAGATGCGGGAAGTGGATCGGATGCAGTGATGGTGAGCGTGGCATAGTCTCCACGGCTATAGACAGGAATTTGCTGCGTACTAATCTCATCAATAGCTGCTGAGTTAGCAGAATAAATATCTGCAATAGTAGTATCAAGATCAACTGTCTTAAGATCGTAACCTCTACGCTCAATATCGACAGAGTATCGTCCTGAGAAATACAGGTCGATATAGACGTTTTCAATCATAGGAATGTTTAGTCGATCAGACTTCTTTTCTTCTTTGACAAAGAATGAAGGAAGCTTGACCTTCATATCAAAGTCGATACCAAGAATAAAATCTTGATTTGCTAGGTCTTCGTCAACAGTAATAAAAGATCCAGTAGAATCAGATTCAATAGCAGGGCTTCTATACAAGGTGCTAAAGCCTCCAACAGTAAGAATCAATGTGGGCTGCTTACCACTAACAAAAGATCCTGCAGGAAAACGCACAATCTTTTTACCGATTGTTGCTGAGGCTGCAACTGTAGTTTGAGCTTTAAGCAGACTGTGATCAAGACGAGGAGCAAACTTACTTCCGTGTGCAGAGATGGGTGATGTTTTTGGATCATCCAACATCTCCATAGTTAAGAGAATGTGGGAGCTTCCATTACGGCAAACAAAGTAACCAGTGTCATGGTCATAGCCCACCATCTCTACAGGGCTAGGCATGATCCATTTAGACCAACCTGCAAGGCTTCGTTCGTTACCAGTATTAAAGAACTTAAAGGTGTACAGGTTCTCAGTACCATCACCAAAAATACAGAGACTGTTGTTGGGACTAGATGAAGCTAGCGTCAAGCCAGGCGGAATATACTCAGGAACAATCCGTGTATTTTCACTGACAACAGGACGGTTATCAATAGAATCAACAGCCATCTCATATACCTTGGTATAGGTATCAGCCTCGGTACTAAAGAGAATAGAAACACCTGTTTCCAATGGTGCGATTGTGCTGTTATAGCTGTACTGAGACAGTTCTTTTATAGAAACAGTAGATGGGCCAAACGCTGTCTCTGAAGTAGATAAAAGAAATTGACTATTTTCAGCAAACAAAAGCAAGCCTTTAGGAGTACCAAGTGCCGCCTTTAAAGCTGCTGGCTTAGTGCTACTAGCTGCCATATCTATAGGGTCAGCATCACTAACAGCAATAGCAGAAGTAGTAAAGAAATTAAAGAAATCACCAGGCTGACTAAGAACAATAGTGTCACTGCTTAAGAACCCAAGACGGTTCATATAGAAGACCATACCCTTAATGGGTTGACCTACAAATGAAGGGTCAGGGTTTGTTTTCTCATCACCGACTTCGCGAGGTGCCCAACTCAAAGTATCACTGTAAGTAGAAGAAAGCTGTCGGACAGTAAAGTTGCCGTTTGCCTCACGAATCATTGCGTGCGGCATGGTGGCAGGGTTTAGATCTGTAGTGATCCCTGGCTTGTGAGTTTCTTCCCAAGAGCCTTGTCCTGGAATCTCACCAGAAGCCGGAACAAACTTGACGTAATAATCATCAGCAGCAGAGTCTGATGAGTTTCTTACAAGTAAAATTACACCTTTAGTGCATTGTCTAGGTAAAAGGCTAACATCATTGACAGAGCCTTTAATACCGTACAAAGCATTATTGGTTGTACCTCCCTTGGTTTGGATATTAAAATCCCTACCATCAGATCTTTTGACAACAATAACGTTACCAATAGGTGTAGCTGAATAGCCCGATAAAGCTTGGATGGAAGTTGTTAAAGACGAAACAATTAGGTTTACATCTAGTGCTCCAGAACTTGCATTGGTAGGCGTTGTGTAAGAGGCTGTGGCTTCAGAGGCAAAAGAATAACTGAAGGTTTCTTCCTCTACCGTAACCACATAGTTGTCACCATTATGTACCACAGTCGCCCTGTCACCTTTTCTCCAACCAGTGCCACCTGATTTGAGCGTAACCTTGGCTGTGTAAACACTTTTATATGAGTAATTGTTGGTGCTTTGCGTCTGTTGGATATTGCTAACCTCCATGACAATACCAACTTTTTTACCAGCATCATAGTCCGGCTTATTTTGATTACTCCATCTAGGAAGAGCACTAGTCAATACTTCGGTATCAATAATATCAGTGCCTACTCTCCAATCCCTACTGCCAGACATGTCATAGCTGGTAATGTTAAAGGATGGTTTTGTAAATTCATGCTTACCATCACTTCTTTTTTGAATTCGAGTTTCGGCACGAATGCCGATGTTTCCTGCATCAGTGTTAGCAGTAAAGTTATGATAGAGATATGAACCTACAGCAAAGGTATCGGCCTGACCTATTTTTTTAGTGAAGTAACCATTGTGATCATAATCAATATTATGGAGATTCATGCTTCCCGAATGGGTATTATCTCTTATACCTGTGGGAAAAAAATCTCCTTCAATTGTATCTGTGACCAGTGTAGGCTGACAACTAACTGTAATATCAAAGGCTAATCCAGTTTTAGTTTGTTGAGCATTAGATTCAACATAATTAGTTGATCCAGCTTTTGCACAGTTTCCATTGTCATTGCTCTCAAATGAACCTGGCCTAACAGCTAGTTTGGTCGCCCGATAAACTTTCTGCTGTGTAGCAGCCTGACCATCTTTTAAAAAGTCAACGGAATACTGCGTATTGTATGCAACTTGATTGACAACAATAAGAGCTTCAGGATCAGCCTCATCATCAGATGCTGAATCCATACTTACATTCTTTTCTGTATTACAGAGAAGCGTGTAATCATTGATTGTAAGGTGTTGAATATTTTTTGGATTAGAAGCACTTAAGTATTCATAAGCATCAGATGCGATGTTGACGGTTTGCTCTGCACCTGTGTCGGCGTCCCAAACACGGATGCTGGTAGAACCACCACTGGTGTAGATCGCAGAGACATACCTCTCAATCCCATTGCGAAAGATGTTGAACCACTTAGCCCCTGTAGGGACGTTGGTAGCCAGCTCCCCTACAAACTGAGTAGGTGGACGCTTACGGCAACCAAAAGTGGGATCGAGAAGTACGTTTTCGGCTTCCTTCACCTGGCCGGGAAGCTTGAGCGGATCAGGCTGCTGGCTTACACCTCCCAGAAGGTTCGGGACAATTTGAGAGATAGCGGCCATAACTACGGACGAAGGAGAACGTTAATAGGTCGGTGTGCGGATTTCTGATAGGTGTCATCACCATCGCTATCAGCAAAGATTGTGTAGTTACCCTGCTGAGTGTCGTACTCCATGAGAGTTGCGCGGGCGATAGTCTCTTCGCGTTGGCCGAAGCTCACAGCTTCCTGGGATCCAACGGAACGACCGGCAAACACGTTTGCTGCACGAATGGTGATGTAGTTCTTAAATGCTTCGGGCAAATGCTCGAATTCAAAAAGCCATTGGACATCTAGCTCTTGCTGTTTATCAAATGTGTAGGTGTGTTTAACACGGTCGTACAGCTTGCCGTTGCGTATCACGGTCTGTGTACCGTCACCAGGATTAGTGTCGAGCTGCAGCACGTTGTCAGGAATGACAATCTGGTTATTGCTGTCAGGAGTAAACGGATACCCACGCTCCGTGTTAAACTGCCAGCCTTCAGCTAGGACTGCAATAGTAATCTCGTCTAGGATTTGTTCAGCCATCTCCACCAACGGATTGCCTGACTCCAGGTTGGTGACAGGAGCTTGGCCGATGTTAGAAATGATGGTATTGACGGCTTGTAGTTTAGTCGCCTTTTTGATTGCCATTTATTTACTTAGGGAATGGGAAGCCCAAAGGCCCGAGGGCCTAAGGGTGGGTATAGATCAGGCAGCTTGGAGAGAACCAGCCACGGAAACACGCAGGGTGTCAGCACCCATTGCGAGTTTGCCGACCACAAGATCACCTTGGTATTGGACGTTAAAGTCACCAGAGGTGGTTTGGATCGAAGGAGCCACGGAGGTGAGAACACCAGCGGCTTCGCGGTGGAACACCAGACCAGCAAGGTTGGTGTTGTTCACTGCGTAGTCGTTGTTTTCACCAGTGACAGCAGCGTTGTTCGATGCAGTCTTGCCGTACTGAGTAGCCAGCACGTTGGACTTCAGGATTCGGATTCCGGCGATCTGGTAGATGCCGTCGCCCGTTGCAAGCGAACCGCCGGAAGCGCCAAGATCCCGAGACAGGATGTTGGTGTCCACGGAGGAGATCAATTTATAATATTGCGTAGGCGAAAGTACGCAGACCCTCCCGTCCTGGGGGGCATTGCGGGTGTCAAGAGTTGCAGCAGCGGTGAACAGGCCATCAACGATTGCTTGTGCGTTGTTGGTGTTACCAGAACCGATGTTGACTTGGAAGCCACCAGGCTCACCAGTCACCACAGAGTTCTCGGTGGCAGCCTTACAAAGGACGCGACAAATGCGGTCGTCCATGTGCAGTGCGAGAGCCTCACCGATCTGCTTACTCAGCTCAGAACGAGTGTCGTACTGAGAGAGGATCGAATCCAGATCGTAAGTGAACTGGCTGGAGACAAGAAGATCATCCATCAGGATAATTTTCTCATTTGCCTTCAGTGCGGTATCACCCAGGATCGGTTGACCCGGAGTGTGATAGCCAGCACTGAGTTTGCCAGTCAGCAGGAACTGCTTGGACTTACCACCACGGAGGGTGTAATTACGGACCAAACCTTGGAAAATTGTCGCACTATTGAAGGCAGTAAATACCTCCCCAGAGAACAATTTAAGCGCGGTAGCATACTTAGTTGCGTAAGTATTGCCCTGGTTTCCATTCACGGCATTAGGCCGTGTAATGTTTGCCATGTTAGTCATGGTTTTAAATAAATAAGGGGTGTATTAGTTTGCGAATCGATTCTTAGTTTTGTCTGTTTAGGGCCACAGACAGGGCACCGGCACCCAGAGAGTTGTCCACCGCAGTGGGCTCAAAGGGCAATCAGAAGGGGATCCGACTCTGAGGTGTCCCCTTCCTTCAGCTCTAGGCCCCCTATCCCTAGATCCTTAAACCGTTTCTCGGGAATGGTCAAATGTATAGGGGGTCAGATACAAGGCCTCTGAGGGGGCCAGGGATTAACGCTGTTTCAGGTATGCCACACCGCGATAGGTGAGCTTAGTTTTTTTCTCTGCAGCCTTTTGAAGACGGACTGCATGGCGGATCTGAACCTCTTGCATGAGTAACTCCATAAGACCTAGGCCGCGTTCCATGCCTAAGCAGACCCGTCCCTTAAGGGATGAACGTACTTGGAGTTACTAAAAATTCCACTTAAGACCAGCCTTTAGCCCCCATGCTGGATCACCTGAGGTGGTGGAGCCAGCAACTTCGCCATAAACGGAGGCAGAAGGACTGACAGCAACTGAGCCACCCATCTTGCCACTGAGTTCAAGCTGACCCGTTTCGCCCTGAAGAGAGACATAGCTTGGCCCACCTTGTAGATACCAGCTATAAACTCCCTCTTCACCTTCGACGCCGTAGTGAATGTCTGTAACGGTAGCGCCGAGTTGGTTACCGGAATAACCTTGGTTTGCCTCGATATTTAGATAGGGGGAGGCGTGTGCGCCTTGGGCGGCTCCGAAAAGGAGACCAACAATAAGAATGGATTTCATAATTAATTAGAGAAGATCGTTGCTCACCGCTAGACGCGCTTCGACATCAGCGCGGAAAGCAGGATCGGTGTTGTACATGGGGTTTGCAATATCGCGAGCAAGCTCGGCATTGCTTCTGTAAGGCTGAATAGAAGAGGAAGCTTTCTGTCCGCTAATGAGGGGGGCTTCGTACCCAACATCACCACGGAAACGATTGTTCAACGCCTCCACTGCAAAGCGAATTGCAGCAGGATTATTAGTTGCAGTAACAGCGTTGAAGTTTTCGATTTCAGCCTGTTCAAGATTTTGACCGGCCCACGAAATCATTTCTGTGTAGACCTCTTCGCCGCCAATGGATTGCTTAATATCAGCAATCGCTGATTCTTGTAGCTGGGCTTCCTGAGCGTTAGCAGCGGATTGGGAATAATACTGGAGGTAACTTTTGATGAGATCTTTTTGATCCATCTGAGAGAGCCGATCGATAGCTTCGTCAGAGATGGTGCCCGTTTCGTCATACTCCTTACCAAGCTGCTGCATGTAGTCAACAGCTTCGTTAGTTTCCTGAGGCTCGGGCTGCTCATTAACGGTCTCTTCGGTTTCAGTGCGATCATCAGAATCTTCAGTAGTCTCCTGGCCTAGTTTTTTTTCAAGCTCTTTGTAAGCTTTGAGTAACTCTTCGCTAGATTTAAACTTGCCATCGATAAGACCGACGCCTTGATTTTCAGCATCTGCCTGTTCAAACTGGCGAGCTTTGTCTTCAGCTTCTGCCTGAGCAATCCGCTCGCCTTGAGCAAGTGCCTGAGCTTCTGCAGCCTGTTGCTCAGGAGTGAGACCGTCAGAGGTGGTATCAAATGTGGATGTGGTCATTTAGAACTCAGTTACAGTGATGTCACCAAAGCCCGCACTGCGAATCTTTGGTTTGATTGAATACTTACCAGCATCGCCATCACTGGTGCCGGTGACTTTTTTCTGGACTCCGTACTTAATGTCTTTGTCCAGACCAGCTTCAATCTCGGTGGGCTCCCAAGCCTGTTGGGTTTCGGGAGCACCTTCATTACCTTTGAATTCGCCTTTAGGCGTCCGTGCCCTGCGGCGGCTGGGCTTCTTCGGTTCCTGATTGTCCATCTACAAATTGTTTTGTCATTTCTTCGCCAACAGGACTCTTGGCAAGTTGTCCAATTTGTCCCATGACTTGTGCTTGTGCAGCTTGCTGTTGTGCCTGCTGCTGTTCTTGTGCTAGCTGCTCTTCAGTCTTGACAAGACCAAGTGATTCAATACCACTTGCAGCCGCTAGTCGTTTAATAAATTCAGTTGGATTGATGTAACGAGCAAGAGCTTCTGGACCCATGGTTTGAGCCAAGGTTCCAACAAACTCCATCAATGCCTGGCGATCTTGACCACGTCCGACGCCGTTGAGACCAGCGACAATGGTGGGCATCACCAAGCCTTTTGGAAGCGCAGGCAAAAGCTTCTGCCGACGCATCAGTTGCATCTTTCGATTGAGGTAAGGAAGCAACAGAGTGGTAGTCAAGTTGCCGTAGATGCCAGCCAACTGTTCAGACAGTTGCTGCTGTACAGCCATCACCTCAGACGCAGTAGTGCGCTCGCTGTCACGGACCTCAAGAATGAGGAACGCTTGAGACAAACGCTGCGTCAGGTTTGCAATCATGTCTTGGACTGTTTTAAAGTCCGCTGTCTTGCCACCTGTGGTGACGACAGACACGTCATCAGCACGGCCCTGAATGATTGCACCGTTGGCACTATTAGCCAGAGATTGCGGCTTGGTAGTAGAGCTAGGTGACACAAGGAACACAACCTTAGAGGCTGCTGCTGTGCCTTCTACAAGAGACTTCATCAGCCCCTCAAGGCTCACAAGGTCGCCGTAAAACTCTTCCACGCGGCCACGTCCATAACTCTCACCGTCTACACGGGAAAAGGTCAGCGGAACCCAAGGGCTGCTATTGACTGGACTCGATGAACGAGAGCCTGGAATCTCTTTGCCGTCGCACTCTTGATACCAGCGATGCTGTCCATCCTTGAGTTCGACGTGGGTTAGGACAACAGCATCATCTGTCTTGCCCTTGTTAGATCTGCTGGGGACACCCATCTTCGGGCCATCCTCACCAGGCGCATTTACATTTTCATCAGGAGCTGCAGCTTGGAATTGCTTTGGAAGCATTTCCCTGTCAACAATCTCCTTAGTAATGATTTCAGTTACGTTGCCGTCACCATCACGGCACACGACATAGCGGTCGAGAGGATAAACCTTCAGAGCTTTCTTCCCTTGGTAGATAAGACAGTTGCCTGTCACTACCAGATGCTTCATAGCGTTATGCAAAGCCACACGGTCATTTGATTCGTTGACTTGCTGCATAATGATCCTCTCCATTTTATTCAGAGAAAGATCAATTTCAGAACGGACAGCATCATCGACGCCAGGAAGCTGGCTTAGTTCGCCGTCGTTAATTTGAAACTTAAAGAAGGGTACGTTAATGGGGAAGAGTGCAATCAGCAATTTACTGCTGAGCACGTTGGCCGCTCGGGCTCCTGTTGATTGATAAGGGGAATGCAAAGTACCACCCTGCTCAAGACCATCCTCAGTGAGAAGGTAAGGCAGGGTGAGAACTGCACAACGTCGTCCCATATCTAGGAACTGTTGCCTCTCCGCTTCGAGACGCATTAAGCGCCCATACACAGAGCTTTTCATTTATCAGGTAGGGATATTCAGGCCGGTAGATCCAGTGCCACCTCTAGCTACAGCTCCAAGCTTTTTGTCTAGTGGAATGCGAAGGGCACTCGCACCTTTAGAAGCTTGCTGTAGTTCTTTGCGTTTAGATTTGCGCTTTTTAATTACAGGCTCTTTGTCGCTCTGGCCCTCAATCATCACAGGCGGTGGGGCCTGTTGCTGCATCATTGTCATCGGGGCCGGGGGTGCAGGAGCAGGAGTAACGGCAGCTTGAGGAGCCGTGACACCAGGGAGCGGCATAGATGGAGCTAGGGGAGGTTCAGGAGGCTGTTGCGGTGTTGGCATGGGGTTGTTCTCAGGCTCAGGCAAAGGCTCAGGCTTGGGAATTTTTGGTGGTTTGGGAGAGCTACACATTGTTTAGTTTCGCCAATAGATAATCGACAACACTGCGCTGACCAGATCGATACATGATTCGAGCAATGTCATCTTTGGGGCTTGGTGTGAATTGTGGATACATTGCATCTAGCTCTTCGATCAATTTCTTGATTGGCTCTTCGCCTTTGAAGATTTCAGAATGCGTTAGCTCATTAGGCATACTGCGGTAGATCGTTGTTATTAGTCTCGAAAAACGCAGGCATGACGCTGCGACGAGTTTCTTTCAGCTCATCAGCACGGCCTTTTGTGTAAAGGTTGTCGGACTGACGCAGCCAAAAATCCTTGTCTAGATACTTGTTATTAGAAGTACCTAGAAGATCCATGGCCCAGTGAACAGTTGCCTTACGAAGCTTGTTCAAGTTCGCAGTGGGTTTAAGGCCAAGGTCATGTGCGACCATCCCGTGAAGGGCAACGTGAGTAACCTCATCACGGCTGACATCGCTTGCCAAATTGAGCAAACCTGCATCGCCATTGAACCTGTAATAGGGCAGGAGAACAAAGAAAACTGAACGCTCAAGGATTGCAGTCTTCAAAATTGGATGCTCAGGTGATTCAAGCCATGCCTTACGGATCATGGCAGCTTCACGCTCAGCTTTCTTATCAACGCCGTGAGCGTCAACAGCGTATTGAAAGCCAAGGTCATGCTTGTTTTCATCGAGCATGTTGGATTGCAGGGCTGGTATTACGCCCGGATCATCGGGTAGATCTTTTTCCAGTCCTTGCTGCAGCATCTCTTTTACAGGAAGTTCGAGATTACGCAGCGCAAGGCAGCGCTTTAGGGTCTCTTCAGACCCCTCAGCAACTACCCCTTTGGTTACCTGAAGCGGGGTCCAGGAACGTTTACGGGATACAATTTTTGTGTATGCAGACATTTACTCGGCACAGGAAGAACAGAATTGCTCCTCTTCATCTAACGCAAATATGTTTCGGTAGTCATCGTCCTCGATGATCGCAGCAGCATCGTCCTTACGGAGTGTGTCTGGCTGCACCTGCAAGCTGTAATAGAGAGAGGTTTGTGGGGATGCGAACCAGTCCTGGATAAAGTTTTCATCCATGATGATCATGTCTGACCACCAGTTCAAAGAGTATCCATGGAATAGGCCGGTGTCGGTCATCATTTGAACCAGACCATTTGCCACCTTTAGGAACGACTTGTAGCCGACTTCAGTAGCAATCTCTACGTCACCGTAAGAAACAGTCTGAGTACCAAAGGTGGAACTAACCCGGTCAACCTCGCGGTTGATCGGAGGGGCGATCTCTGGACAAGTGGTGTTACCACGCAGGTCCGTGTAGTTGTACGAACAGGTCGCCGTTGGTGCGATGGTAAACGCTCGTTCCATGCGGTTGGCACGGGCGATACGTTCAGCAGCTTCAATACCTTTACGCCACTCAGTTGCAAGCAAAAGAGCAGAGGTATCGCAAAGGGTATAAGGAGTAGTTGTAACAATATCTAGGGCTCTACCAAACTCGGCATAGGAGACACCATGAATGGATAGGTGATTAGCCAAGCCCAGGATGCCAAGGCCAACCTGACGATCCTCTTCGGGGGAAAGATAGTGACCAGATTTATCCACGCCAGTGCGTCCGTGAAGCTCGCACAACTCAGTCATGCCCTGCTGAAAAGCAGGAACAATGTCATCAATGTGCAAAGCACCTGCGTTTACATGGCTCAACAAACATGTACCTTTGGATCTCAGATATATCTCCAAACATACGTTGGAGTAGATACGCTCACCTTGCAGATCCCATTTCATCTTTGACAACCAAATGTCACCATTACGGATGCCATCCAAGATTAGATCCTTGGTTTCTTGAGACGCTTCATTCCACATTTGTTCTGTAACATCAACACAACGCTTTAGCCAAGGCAATTCTTTACGGCTAACTGTGACGTATTCGTTGATGTCTGGGTGACAAATAGTGCAATGACTGACAATCGCACCGGACCTGTATGTGCCACCTCTACGCAACACTTCATTCAAAACAGAAAAGATTTTGAGAAAACTAACAGGCCCAGAACTTATTAAGCCTTTGCCGTTATCGCTGCCTTTAGGACGCAGCTTTGATACGTCAAGAGCACAGCCAGCACCAAAGCGCAGAGCATGAGCAGCAAAGGTGATTGCATCACCAATGCCACCCTCGCCGTCATAACTATCTTCAATGGACATGACAGTGCATGACACTGGAAGGCGACCTTCAGGATTCTCTTGCCACGATTTCACGCGGCCTGTCTTTGCGATAAATTGTGCAGACATTAGATAAGATCAGTAAGGTAAGGGGGATGGTAGTGAGGTGGTTTAATTACTTTTCCAAACTCATTTTTAACGGGCTTACCATCGACAAGCTTGGACATGTTGGATTCAAACACCCGGTCCAATGCTTCATCGAGAGGCCAGCCCATAGCGGCTGAGTATTGAAAACAAACAAAGACCAAATCCGCTAGCTCTTTGAGAAGATGCTCGCGACTTTTTGGATTTTGTATGTATTGAACAGCCTCAGCATGTGCCTCCATAACTTCCTCGTACTCCTCCGAAATCAATCTCTGTTGCGTCGTCGCAGTAGCTGGATTGAATATGCCAATGGGTTGCTCCATCAAACTGCGGAACTTGATTGCTTGGCCCATCAGATCGGGGTGTGTTACTTTCATCTTGTGATGCGATTTCGATAAGTTTGCGGAGGTAGGTTGCTGCCTTTGTAAGATCATCCAGGCGAGACTCGTCATCTTTGTGTCCTGCTCTTACGACATACTTAATAATGTTGCCCTCAAGAAAGTTAAGATCTTGAGCAATGATGAAGTCCCAGGGTTCAATGTCACCTCGGCGGTAGTGGTGTGGATTTGCTTTGCTCATGTAGAACTTTGTTGTAAAAGATTTCTTTCCAATCAGGCCAGAGGTTGACACCATGTGGGATGTCCATACCTCTGTATGCCCGTTCACTCTGCAGAACGTTACGCAGGTAAGTCAGTTCCTGCGGCGTCAGATTCATGCCATGCGTGGATAAGGTTGTTAAGAGTGTTCTTTAAAAGAAAGTTGTGCTTTAAAAGTGTTTGGCAGATCTCAAGCGTTTGCTCAGAACTTGCTTTTTCAATGTCGCCTAAAAGTGTGGCGACTTGAAACTCTTGTTCAAGCGTTAGCTTTGTCACTGGGGGAGGAAGTGGGTTCATTGTACTCACGAGTTACACACTGTAATTCCATTGGCCTCACATTAGTTACACACCTCAGGGTAGTAACTATGCAGATCTTTAAACTGGAACAATGATGCTTTTAGAGTCAGTCTTAGTGATAACTTTTTCATGCCTGGCCGGGTAACAACCACACATGAGGATCTATGTCCCAAGTCCAACTGCAAGTCGATCTTGCAAATCTCGCCACTGAATACATCAGCGACGGAACTAAAACATCAGAGGATTATGTGCGAGCAATCGCCAGACATCTGGTGATCACAGTTGTTGATCTTGCATTAGATCAGGACTGATTCAATTTGCAGGGGTCGATGAGAATCGGCTCCTGCTTTTCTTTATCCCAATCCTCTGCCTGCAAGATGCGAGCTAGTCGGAGGTTGCGTAGTGCATCCTCTTCTGTCTGTCCAGCTTTCTCGTAGGTCTCTACGATCACCTTCCAGTAGTTTCCATCCTTGACTTTTTCAAGGATCTGCTCAGCCTTTTTAGGGCCAATACTTTTGCATCCTTTGTAGCCATCTGTGCTATCACCTGCGAGACATTGCTCCCACAGTTTCATCATTGCGCTCTCAGAGTCCTGTGTGAATTCATCTTTGAGGTTGTAGATGCGACATGGGATTTGCAGCATGTCCTTATCAGGAGAGACAAGAACAAAATTGTCAATGTCACCTTTAGTAGCCAAGATGCCTAGGACATCATCAGCTTCGAGCCCAGGTTTAATCACACTGGGCCAGGTAGCCATAGCCCACTCCTTTAATTTCTTGTAGCCCGCAGGCTTTCGCTTGTCTTTGCGTGACCCCTTGTAGTCAGGGTCAATCTCTTTGCGGAAGTTAGTGGTGTCTGTGAAACACAACAGCAGATCATCAGTGTCAAACCGTTGGCGTAGGTTGCGCCACTCTTGCTTGACGATACGTCTGCCTTCCATAAAGTCTCCGACGATGACAGTAAGGTCAACGGCGTACTCAAGCTCTAGCTCGGCCGCGGCGGCCGCTCGATACAAGAAATAGTCAGCATCAATTAAAAGTTTGGGTGGTTTCATTTATTAGTCCCAAAAAGATTCCCAGCCCTTTGGCTCTTTGCCTCGGGTCCAGCGAATCTCTTCAGTAAGAGGGTTGACGTGGATTACATGGACACCATCTGCTACTGATGCACCTGTCGATTTCCAACACTTGTTTTGATAGCGCATGGATTTGACATCACACTTGAGCTGCTGCTCACCCTGTTGGAGGATAAGATCAACAGCTCCCGTGCAACCGGCGTTTGAATAAACTTCTGCACCACGTCGCCATGCCTCGCGGATGACGTGCAGCTCAAAGAAATCTCCTTTACGGTTGGTATCAGTGGCAATCGGCCCAGCTTTCTCCGATAACGGATTCAGCATCTAGTTCACAGCGGAAGTTAAATTGCTTCTGAACATCTTTCATTGCTGCTACCAATAAAAAGGCAGCTTGTTCAGCATGGTCGGGGTGGACGGAAAGCTGCTGTTCATCATGTATAAATCCCAGCGGTCGATAGTCAAGTTCAGCATCTTGTAAAAGCTCATGGCTCCTAAGTAACCAAGCCTTGCACAAAATTGCGCCACAGCTCTGCAAAAGGTAGTTGGTGGCAGCATATGTTTTGCTGCCTAATCTGATGGGCCTTCCGTCCAAGGCCTTCAGTACACCTGTCTCCGCACGGGATGCGATTGCCTTACTAAGTTCAGCAAACCCATCCAGTCCAGACATAATTGCTGAACGGATACGTTTACCTTCTTTAGCTGCATCTTGTTTGGATGCTCCGGCAGTCAATCCGATGCGAAAGTTCGATCCTCCATAGATCATCGCGTAGGTCACAGACTTACCTGTAGATCTAGAAGTTTTGTAGATGTCAGCCAACTTTGTGTGGATGTCACCTTCAACAACTTCCTTAGAGAACGCCTGCTTATCAAAGGGTCCTAAGTAATGCCCAAGACAACGAAGCTCTAGGCCAGAAGCATCAGCTCCGACCTGAACTCTTCCTTTACCTGGACCCCAAAGTTTTCTGTACTCAGTTTCACTTGGAACCTGTGCGGCGTTGGGACGCATGTGAATTTGTCTGCCCGTGTTTGTATTAAGAACACAGGAGTGGTGGATCTTACCCTTGATTGCAAGTTTGAGCCAAGAATTTTGTCCCTCACTAAGTTGGCCTAGATGTTTTTGAAGTGTCAGGATACGGGCGAATTTTATGGATTCGTCTGTACCAATCTCCGTCAAAATTTTTTCATCAATTTTTGGCCGACCTGTATCAGTCAACTCACGAGGGTTCCATCCTCTAAAGTTCTGAAAAGCAAAGGCAATGTGCTGACGGCTTGTGGGATTGAATTCCTTAAGCCGTGTCATGGTTGCCCCCTCTACATAGCCCTTGGTTTGATTTGCTCGTTTAGGAGTGAACTGACCACCATCAACCATGTGAAAGGTGTCACGCATCTGTTCTGAAAAAAGCTCCAGTTCAGACCGCAGCTTGCTTTCCAGTTCATGCGCTTTGCGGACATCAAAGTCCCAGCCTTCCCTTTCTTGCCATGCCATCACCTCAGCAAGGCGATGCTCTGTCTCAATACAAGCTTTGTACTGTTCCAGCTTTGGCTCAAAGAGTTTGCATAGTTCGACATTGACTGCCACGTCTTGGATGCAGTACGCCAGCATCTCTGCTGAATACTCTGACCAATCCGTGGTCTTGCCAAACTCAGACTTGTAATGTCCCAGGCGATAACCCCAGCTCTCTAGTGATGCCCGGCCATATAAGTTGCCTGGCATGTTAGGTGGCTTAGATCTAAAATCTCGATCCAACAAATCGGTAAAAAACAACCGACTCAAAATCAAGGTGTCATAGATCTTTTTGGGTTTGAAGAACGGGTAGATCTCTCTGATGAACTCAGTGTCAAAGGAAAGGAAGTTGTGCCCCCATACCTCTTCGGCTTCCATCAGATATTTAATGCCAGTAACAATGGGCTCATTGTCTGAACCTTCATCGTCATAACAAATGACCTGACCCGTATCGAGATCTTGTGTAACCAAACAATGGATGACTGGACTGTCTTGTCTAAGAAGTCCATTCGTTTCAATGTCAGCAACTAATCTCATAGGTTCATTGCCTTGCATTCTTTTAGCTCCTGATGCAAAGCGTCAAAACAGGCAGTGCCCCCAATCCATCGATCTAGTTCAATCCCGTGGGAATCAACTAACAGCATGGTTGGAAACAAATCAATCTTGTAAGCCTCAAGCAATGCACTGTGATACTCCTTACGAAGCACAGAGATTTGATGTACTAAATCAGGCTCTCTCGAAATGATTGATTCCAATCGTTGAGCAACTCGCCCACATGGTGAACAATTCTCTTTTTTAAATAAAACAAGATGCTTCCTAGAAGTCGGAGTAGACATCATTAGATGCAGGTGCAGGAGTGAGGGATTCAGTAAGACGGCCAGTTTCCTGGCTGTAGGTGAGGGTTCCAGCAGGGCCTGTACGGCCTGTGAACCTGTTTTTGAGAACGACAAGTTCAGCGGAGTCATCACCTCCACTAATGTTTCTTTGAACGGCTATGCAAACATCACAAAGCTGAACAATTGAATGCGATCCTCTCAACATTTGTAGAGAGATCTTTGCTCCATCCTCTGGACCTTTGTCACCTTGAGAGCGGCGAAGATGAGAGATAAGGAGCATTCCACACCCACTTTCTTCACAAAAAGACCTGAGCATTGTCATGCACTTGTCTATTGTTTGTCGCTCATTGTCCATCTCTAGTCCAGAGATAAGGATGGATAGGTGATCAAGAATGATCCACTTAACGTCGTGATGAGCAACTAAAAACCGGATGTCATTAAGGATATGGTCGAGATCAATACTCCCGAAGCCATCCCGAAGGAATACGCGACCACCACCCAGACTGCTATCAAAAGCGGTTCTGAGTTCGTCTGTTGGAACTTCATTATTCAAGTGAAGTGGTTTGTTTGCTTTGATACTCATCAGTCTCAGAGCAGTTCTCTTGACTGATTCTTCGAGTGCAATGTATCCAATTGAGCCAACATCTGAGTCAACTAAGTGACTACAAATCTCAGCAGCTAGCGTAGATTTGCCCGTTCCTGAGCCTGCGGTAAGGACCACAAGTTCTCCCGCTCGCAAGCCGGAAGTAACAGAATTGAGAGAAGGGAAAGGATAATCAACATCGCTTGTATGTAAAGGTGTAGATACAAGCTCGAAGAGTGTTCGTCCATCAACAATAGAAGCAGGCGTATAAGTTCGTTTATTCCAGATAGCTTGACGGATAGCCTCACTATCACCAGCTTGCAAGGCATCGCTCGCATCCTTGTACTCAGACAAGGAAGCTAGAAACGCCTTACCAAACGGGAATAATTGAACGCATTCTTCGGCCGCGGCCACTCCTGCAGAGTCTTGGTCGTACATGAAGATGACTTCATCGAAGCCCATCAGGTACGGCAATTGAGCAGAAATAGCCTTTTTTGCAGCCTTGGCACCATTGGGAACTGACAAAACAGGCCATTTTGGTCGGCATTGATACACAGAAAGCGCATCGAGTTCCCCTTCGGTAATAACAACAGACTTGCCACCACCGAATAATTGCTGCCCAAAAAGCTGGTCGTCGCTGTTTTTGCCGTGCCAACGGAACTCCTTGTTAAGAGTTCTTTCTTTGTATCCAACGATTCGACCGGCTTGATCGTGATACGGAAACCGTATTACGGGGCCTTCATCGACTCGGACGTTGAACTTCCTGAGCGTATCCTCATGAAGTCCTCTGGACTTGATCCCGGTAAAATCTCCTGAATAGTCGATTGTTTTAGCTCGGTAGTGAGTTTTTTCTTGACCTGATTTCTCAGGAAAATAGGTGTATCCACAAGAAAAGCAATGACCGTGATCATCACTCCAGATGCAATAAGCATCACTGCTAGAGCAGGACGGACACGCAATGTGTCTCTGGACGATGAAGGTTTCTTGATCATCCGTTGTCAACATCTTCAAGAATTTCTAGGTATTCGCGGAGAATGTCGATAATTTCCACGAGGGGTGTGCCCTCCCGTTCTTGGTCATAAACCCAAGAATCGAGTTTATAGAACACATCTGTTTCAAGACTCATGACAGCCAATCGTCAGGAATGTAGGGATAAATGCACCACTTGAATCCATGCTTATCGCACCAATCCGAGTAGCGAGTTTTAGAGTTACGGGTAAGTGTGTTGTTTCGTTGAAACACAAACCTCAGATCTAAGTCAGGATGTTGTTCCTTAAGAGCAACATGTTTCCGCCTTTCTGATGGTTTGAAGAATCCTTTTATCTCTAAGACAACACCATTCCTCAAAATAAAGTCAGGTGTGTATCGAGACTCCAACACATATTTGAACTTTTGCGCCTCATACAAGAAGGGAATGTTCTTGGATTCCAGTTGCTCAGCCACCCGCTCCTCCAAACCGGAGCGGAACTTAAGCATTAGAAATCGTATCCCCCAGTAGCAACAGGCTCAGGATCTGCCTGCCTTACTTGTGGCTCACTTGACTTAAATCCTTCGGTTGTTCCCAGCATTGAAAGCACATCTTCAGTGGAAAGAGATCCACTATCGGCTGCACCATTCATCGCTTGGAGTTCAATAACCTGGACACCCAGCACCTTAAGAGTTGTACCCTTGTTCGGCTTTGTGTAAGGAGTTTGTTGACAAACGATTTTAACTTTGGTCCCTTTAGCAATAGTTTTAAGGACACTAAGATGGATAGGATCACCATTGGAATCGACGAAGACAGGACGCGCACGGCCTGTTTCACCGTCGAAGCTGTACTTAACTAGACCCTCTTCATCCCATTTGGGTACATTTGTAGCAACCCTACCTGAGACCTTTGTTTCTACCCAAGCAAGTAATTCTTCGCGGTCTTTCTCTGCATCTACCAGCACAGAATCTGGCAAACGAAAGCTAAAACAGCAATTATTGTACTTGCCGCGGGGTTCACCTAAATTGATGAATCCTTCGAGGGTGGTGTTAAAAACGTAGCGGTTTTTGGACATTTGGTGTTAAAGATCAAATAATTTGTAAGACCTGATGTAACTTTCCAACTCTTCTTCAGAGAGTTGTTTTAACTTAGGGTCGCCATATGCCAGATACCAGGCATATTCTTCCTCCGTAAGTTCGTCAATTTCTTGTTGAGATAGCTCCAT